TTCCGAATAAGAGTCAGATGCTAGATTCGAGTGGTCGCCCCATCACTCAATCCATGTTCCTAGAGGTGGGATACTCTGAGGCTGCAATCTACACGTTCAAAGATAACGATCACACGTATGAGGGGAAGGTGTATCCTTCCTTGAAGCGTTTATATCTAGAAGCAGAAGACCCCACCGAATATGATTTTGCGTCAACGCATCTGTTAGGCTGGCGGCATTGGCTTCGTCTCTGTGAGAACAAGCTTATTCGTAAACACATTGATGAATGGCGAGAAGAGCTTGAAATGAAGCTTCGTAGCCGTGCTGTCAAGGAAATGATTAAGAGTGCTGAGAAAGGGGGCGTGCAGGCCTCTAAATGGCTCGCAGACAGGGGCTGGGCACAAAGAGGGGCTGGTAGACCATCAAAGGCAGATATTGCCTCTGAGAAGGTTTTAATGGCTCGTGTAGATAGCGAATACTCAAGCGATGTAATTCGCTTACATAAAGGATAATATGGCAAGAGAAGATGATACATGGCTCAAAGAAGCTAAGATACGACTAGCGAAAATGCCCGAAGAGGCTAAACAGCTCAGAGAAACAGCTTTGAATGACCTGTACTTCTTCGCGCGCTTAGTTAATCCTGGGTATGTTTATGGAGACATCCATAAGAAATATTACAAGTGGCTAGAAGAATACACCTTGTTTGGTCAAGGCGAAGCACAGTCAACTAATAAGCTAGTGATGCTTCCTCGTGGACATTTGAAAAGCCACATGGTTGCTACATGGGCTTCTTGGATTATTACAAGACATCCTGAAATTTCAATCCTATATCTCTCGGCAACTGCCGAACTAGCAGAGAAGCAGTTGTATGCTATTCAGAACATTCTTGGAAGTACAATCTACAACCGATATTTTCCCGAATACATCAACCCTCAAGAGGGGAAGCGAGAGAAGTGGAGTCAACGAAAATTCTCTATTGACCACGAACGTCGTAAGACAGAAGCTATTCGAGATGAGACGGTTGCCACTGCTGGATTGACAACCAACACAACAGGTTGGCACGCAGATATTATTATCTCAGATGACATTGTGGTTCCTGAGAATGCTTATACAGGAGATGGACGAGACAGCGTTATGCGCAAAGCATCTCAGTTTACCTCCATTCGCAATGCAGGAGGCTTTACGTTAGCCTGTGGCACTCGTTACCACCCCTCAGATGTGTATGCTACTTGGAGAGATCAAGAGTATGACATTTATAACGATGAAGGGGACGTAACAGGCACATCCCCTGTTTGGGAGATTAGGGAAGCTGCTGTCGAAACCGACGGTTTGTTTATCTGGCCCAAGACCATGAGGAGTGATAGAAAGTTCTTTGGCTTTGATGCTCAAGTGCTCTCCCGTATCCGTGCCGAGTATTCCGATAAGGTGCAGTTTCATTCGCAATACTACAACGACCCCAATGATCCCGGAAGCAATCGAATCAATCGTTCTAAGTTTCAATACTACGATAAAAAGTTTCTCAGACAAGAAGGCGGATATTGGTACTACAAAACACACAAGCTGAACGTGTATGCTGCTATTGACTTCGCTTTTAGTTTAAGCAAGAAGGCAGACAGTACAGCCATTGTTGTTGTTGGTATTGATGCTGAAGGTTTTATCTACGTTCTCGACATTGTTGTTTTTAAGAGCGATAAGATTAGTGAGTATTTTCGTAACATTGCAGAGCTACATTCCCACTGGGAGTTTAAGAAGCTCCGTGCTGAGGTTACAGTAGCACAGGCGGTCATTGTACGGGATTTGAAAGATAAGCTGCGAGAGGAGGGTTTAAACCTCTCTGTGGATGAATACCGACCTACTCGTAACGAAGGAACGAAGGCCGAACGGATTGCTGCCACTCTAGAACATAAATATGAGAATATGTCTGTGTGGCACTATAAGGGAGGATACACCGATGTTCTTGAAGAAGAGTTGGTTCTTGCTAGGCCAGCACACGATGACATTAAGGATGCACTGGCATCTGCTGTCTCAATTGCTATTAAGCCAAAACGTGCTAGAGGTTCTAGCGATTTAACAAATAACAATGTAGTACAGTTTAACTCCCGCTTTGGCGGTGTGGCTTACAAATAAGGAAATAGATGTCCAGTAAACCTTTAGAAGTACGCAAAGATTTCCAAGGAGATCAAATTGCAGAATATATTGCCAACACGTGGCATACATACAACACACAGCGTAATGCTAAAATTGCTGAGTGGCGTGAATTGCAACGCTATGTTTTTGCTACAGACACAACCACTACCACCAATTCCACACTTCCGTGGAAGAATAGCACTACGTTGCCTAAGCTTTGTCAGATTCGTGACAACCTACATTCTAATTATGTATCAGCCCTTTTTCCAAATGATGATTGGCTGAAGTGGGAAGCGTACAGTAAAAACGACGCTACCAAGGAAAAGGTTGAGGCTATCGAATCATACATGGGCAACAAGACACGAGAAGGTGGCTTCCGCACCACAACAAGCCGTCTCCTGTATGACTACATTGATTATGGCAATGTATTCGCTACGGTTGATTTTGAGGCTTCCTACCGTCTTGATTCTTTGGGCGAGAAAGTTATTGATTTCATTGGCCCTAAGATTAGGCGTATTAGCCCTTTGGATATTGTTTTTAATCCCCTAGCTGCTTCTTTTAAAGACTCATTCAAGGTTGTACGAAGCATCAAGAATATTGGTGAGCTTCGTCTTATGGCTCAGAATGAACCAGATAATTTCTATTTGAAAACTGCTCTTTCTAAGCGTGATAAGATGTTTTCCCACATGAATGCTTATGGTGTTGAGGATTGGCAGAAAGCTGAAGGCATTAGTGTAGACGGCTTTGGTAACTACCATGACTACCTTCAAAGCGGATATGTTGAATTCCTTGAATTCTATGGGGACATTCATAATCAAGAAACTGGTGAAGTGAAGGTTGGACGAGTGGTGACAGTTGTTGACCGCATGTTTGTCATCAGGGATACAGAAATCCCTACATGGCTAGGACATGCCCCTATTTACCACGCAGGATGGCGCTCACGCCCCGATAATCTTTGGGCAATGGGTCCGCTAGACAATCTTGTTGGAATGCAATACAGGATCGATCACTTAGAGAATCTGAAAGCAGATGCTATGGACTTAGCTGTTCTCCCCCCTTTAGTGATTAAAGGCGAAGTGGAAGAGTTCCAATATCGTCCCGGTGCAGAAATCCACATAGACGAAGCTGGGGACGTCAGAGAGCTTGGTCACAATGTCCAGTGGGTGATTGCCGCAGATACAGCTATTGATCGCTTAGAACAGCGTATGGAGATGTATGCAGGTGCTCCACGAGAGGCTATGGGTATTCGCACTGCTGGTGAGAAAACAGCTTTTGAAGTTCAACAGTTGCAGAATGCCTCTGGACGTATCTTTCAAGAAAAGATTACTACGTTTGAAATTGAATTGCTTGAGAAAGTTTTGAATGCTATGCTGGAGTCAGCAAAACGCAATCTTGATACAGAAGATGTTATCCGTGTTATGGACGACGACATAGGAGTTGAACGCTTTGTTAAAATCACCAAGGACGACATTACTGCTTCTGGCAAGCTTCGCCCTATCGGCGCTAGACATTTTGCTGCACAAGCACAGCTTCTTCAAGGAATCTCTGGTATTTTTAACAGCCCTATGGCTCAAGTGGTTAGCCCTCATCTGAGTGGTAAGAGCTTGGCTAAACTGTTGGAAGAAGTGCTAGGTCTCTCACGATATTCTCTTTTCAGCCCTAATGCAGCAGTATTTGAACAACAAGAGACAATGCGTTTGAGTAAACAAGCTCAAGAGGATTTGTCTGCTGAGGACGCTGTACAACCTATGGGGCAACAATGAAACAAGGGTGGGTTAAAGGAACTACTCCTGAGAAAGCAGCTATCATCAAGGCGGATTACGTAGGCTCTGCGGGAGCCCGTATACGTCTTGCTGAGATGCTGCAAGATAAAATTAGAGTGTCTACAACTGTTAAACGTAAAAAGGAGGGATATGACTCTCCTAATTGGGCGTACACTCAAGCAGACGTAATTGGGTATGAAAGGGCTCTTTCTGAAGTTATTTCACTTATTTCAGATATTTCTGAGTAGTTTTGTCGAATAGTGGTGATTTTTCCGATATATAGCTTGTAAGGGTAAAATCCTTAAAGCTTATGTAAGGGGCGGTACAATACCGATAAGCTGCTTCGCTGGACTGTCTTAATCCACAAGTAATACTAGACCAACTGACTCTTTCCACTTTGTGGGGGTTAGGGGGTCTTCACGTCCTATACTTAT